TATTGCTTTTAACCATAATGCAGAACAAAAAACAACCGTTGAAGACATTCCTCTTACAGATGCTCCGAGCCATTATCAGTATTTAAGCGAGGAGTGTTCTAAAAAGATATTGCTTTCTCACAGAGTCACGAGTCCATTATTACTAGGTTTAAGAGACTCATCAGGCGGTGGTTTAGGTTCAAATGCTGATGAAATAGAAAACGCTCAAAAGTTATTTTCAAATACTACTATAAGACCATACCAAGACTTAATTATCGACTGTTTAGATTCCATTTTATCGGTAAATAATATTTCTCTTAATTTATATTTTAAGACACTTGACCCATTAGACTTTATTGATATAGAGGTAGAAAACAAAGAGGTGATAGAAGAAGAAACAGGAGTAAAGCAAGAGCAAGAACTTGAAATGATGGCTTTTAAGACGAAAGAAGATGATTTAAGCGATGAAGCCTATGATGTAATTTTAGACAGCTTAGAGGGTGAAATTATTGACACAGACGAATGGGAAATAGCAGATATACGCACTTATAATGAAAACAATATAAATGTTGAAGATTGGGCGAGTAATGTTATTGAAACAAATTTAGCTAAAGCCGTTAAGAGAAAAACCCCTATAGAAAACAACCCTAACAGATTTTCAGTATTAGATAAATCTTTTTATAAGGTTAGGTATAGATACGCTGAAGCAAAATCAAGCACTAACACTCGTAAATTTTGCAAACAAATGATGCAAAGGAGTAGAGCTGGAGTTGTTTACAGAATAGAAGATATTGACGTTACTAAAGATTGGGATGCGAGAAAGTTTAAAAAATTAGGGTTGCCAATGCACAACAATAAACCCTTTTCACTTTTTAGGCTAAAAGGCGGTGCTAATTGTGGCCATTTTTTTCAGGAGGTGCTTTTGAAAGTAAAAAATAAAAAAAACAAGGGTAGTGATAAGTTAAAAGATTATGATGAAGTTTCAAACATACCTAAGTCAAGAAAACCAACCCCAAGAGGACACAAAGAAGCTGCTGTTGCACCTATAAATACTCCGACAAGAGGTTATGTTAATCCACCTAAAAAGAAAAAATAAAATGGCAAAAGCACTATTCATAACACAAAGAGACGTAAAAAGGTTTACAGCAGCAAATGGAAACATCGATACTGATAAACTTTTGCCTTACGTGGAAATGGCTCAGGAAATAGATATACAAAGGTTGTTAGGAACAAAGCTTTATGACAAAATATCGGCTGATATTGAGGCTAGCCCTCAAACGCTTACAGGTAACTACAAAACTTTAGTGGAAACCTACATTAAGCCGACTTTAATCCATTACAGCATGATGTATGCACTACCTTATTTAAGTGTAACTATTGCAAATGGTGGTGTTTATAGAAATAACCCTGAGAACGCGACGGCTCTCTCAGGTGACGAAATTAACGAACTAGTAGACAAGGAACGTGACGCAGCACAATATTATAGTCAGAGAATGATTGACTTTTTAAATTTTAATGCTAGTGCTATGTTTCCTGAGTATTACACAAATAAAAATGAAGATATTAACCCTGACTACTCCGACGATTTCGGAGGTTGGGTATTAAACTAAGATTATGTCAGATTCAAACTGGGGAAAAGGAGCAATAAATGGAATAGGTTGGGGTCAATTAGCAACTAATGATATTGGAGCAGGCTCGATTTATAGTGTAAGCCATTCAGGTGAAACGGCTTTAATTGGTGTTAGTGCTGCTTTTAGTTATTCTGCTAGTACATTTACACAAGCTGATTCAGACCCAACGCCTACAATTACAGGAACAACTGGCGGTACTTTTAGCGGTACAAGTGGTTTAGTGTTTGTTAGTACCTCAACTGGTGAAATAGATTTAAGTGCTTCTAGTATTGCATCTCACGTTGTTACATATACTGTTAACGGTGTTAGTGCAGATTTTAGTTTATCTGTTACGGCTGCACCGTTTTCAAACCAATTCAGTTTTGATTTTGATGGCATTGATGAAAGCTTTGCAGCTGCTATACCTGGTAGCTTTTTTAGTAGAAATAATGCTTTTTCAATTTCATTATGGACTCAATCTGATAATAGAATACACACCAAAGGAGTGTTAGGGAATGGTAGTTCCGCTAATTGTATTAGATTAAGGTCTCTAAATTCAGGCTCGCCAGTTTTTGGAATTAAATATCAGTTTTTTATGAGTGGTACATTTGCTACATCAGCTTTCCATCATTTAACTGTTGTATCAGACGGTTTAGTTTGGTCTGCAAGTACTTGGTACAATATAGTGATTACTTATGATGGCAGTTCAACAGGAGCAGGTTTAAAAATGTATATAAATAATGGAACTCCAAAAGTATCAACAAGTGCAGATTTTACAAATTCCGATTGTGTATCTTCAAGTGATTTTGCGATGGGGGCTCTAAGACAAACTCCGTTTAGTCTTGGTTTAGATGGTAGATTAGACGAGGTTGCAATTTTTAATACAGAATTATCCTCTTCAGATGTTGCTACAATATGGGGCAGTGGCTCACCATCTAGTTTAAGCTCACTATCGCCTGTTCATTGGTTTAGAATGGGAGAAGAAGCAACTTTCTCAAATCCTGGTGGTACTGGAAACTGGACAATGAGTAATCAAGGCAGTTCAAGTATTGATGCTGTTTCTGAAAATATGGAACAGGCGGACAGGAAAGCTGATACACCTTAAAATATGGAAAATAACAGAACATATACAATTTTAAATATTTCAGATTTAGCAAACGTTGATTTTTCACAAGTTGGTGAAACAAGCGAAAACACAATTAGAAAGTCAATTGATGAAACACAATTTGTAATTAAATACAATAATACGCCATCTTTTATTAGTGATGGAACGGTGACACCAGTTGAGGTTTTAACTTATGCTGAGGCTTTAGAATTAATGGGAACGGACGCATGGTCAACTAATGAAGAATCAAACTAGCATAAAACCTAAAAAAAGGCGTAGAAAGCACAATAAAAATGCTAGTAAGGGCCAAGTAGGTTATAAAAAAAAGTATCGTGGACAGGGTAAATAAAATAGTAATGAATGAAGATAATATATGGATAGCCTTAGCTGGTGTTATATCTGCTTTAGGTCTAAAGGAAGTTTGGTCAATTATCAAACAAAAGATTGATATTGGAGCAAAAAAAGAAGAACGCGAGGAAAATGTTTACGCACAGCAAATTGAGATACTTACTAATAAAATACAACAGTTAGAGAACAAAATCGAATTGTTGATTGAAGAAAATATACAATTGCGTATTAAGGTTGCTAAAATGAGTGAGAGGCTTGTTACCAATGCAAAGAAAAGAGTTCAAAAAAGAAATAAAAATGAGTAGACAAATTAAAGAAATACACATTCATTGTAGTGCTACTAGAGAGGGTTTAGCGATTACAGCCCACGAAATAAAAAAGTGGCATTTAGCACGAGGTTGGTCGGATATAGGTTATCATATAATTATTGGCCATCAAGGTATTGAATACGGTAGGCCCTTACAAAAGATACCAGCAAGTGTTAGGTCAAGAAATTCTCACGCAATAGCAATATGCTATATCGGTGGTTTAGACGCTAACGGAAAGCCTAAAGACACAAGAACACCAAGACAAAAAGAATTACTTTTAAAAGTATTAAAACAACTTAAATTTATTTATCCTAAAGCAACAATTCATGGGCATAGGGATTTTAGTGTAGACATGGACGGCGACGGGGTGGAAAAGCATGAGTGGATGAAGTCATGCCCATGTTTTGAGGCTGAATTAGAATACATAGACTTGCAGCCTAAAAACTTCAAACCTAAAAGTAAAGCAGCAAAAGATTATTTAAATGAAAAAGATAAAGGATAGTAAGCTAGGTAAATTACTTAAAAACAAAGCTCCTAAAATATTAGAGATTGCAGGCGATTTATTGCCCGATAAAGGGGTGCTAGGGGTAGTTAAAAACTTAATTGATAAAGACGAAAAGTTAAGCTCTGAGGACAAAAAAATGTTACATGATCAAACTTTAGAAATGTACGAGCTACAAGTCAAAGACCGAGATTCAGCAAGAAAAAGAGAAATA